TAATTCGATAGAAGCAAAATATCCATATATTGTTGCCCCTAATCCAATTTTAAATGTTGCCGGTACCGTACCAGACAACCACGTTACATCACATTCTGATGTATCTACTACTGCATTTTCTAAAGCTGTTATTGCCACAAATGGGCCAGCTATTTCAGCTGTACCATCTATTATAATCGCACCAGCTTGACCAAGACTAGCATTTTGTGCTTCTGCAACCGTATAGTTACTTAAAGATTTTATACCACGTGCCATATTATCCTCCTGCCCTAAGGACTGGCTGTCCATGAATGGGCTTGTTAACTGTTAAAAAACTTTATGAGGTTCGGGGTAGACCTTTTATTGACCTACCCCACAGTCCTCAAAGACTGTTAATCCTTATTTATTCGGATTAGGATGTGGTTACAGCGTCATCAATGCTCGACATACAATCTGCTACCCACTCACCTTGCCAAAACATCATATTGACATAATCACCCCTTTGGGCGCTTACACCAACAAGAATATTTGAAACTTGAGTACCAGCAGTTGAATTCGAGGCATTTCCGCCCGGGTCTTTCATAACCATACTTACATTAGCACTGCCTGCCGCAAGAGTAATTATGGCAGTAGGAGTTTCCTCCCATACAACGAATTTGTAAGATGTACCGTCCTGCCCAGTAGCGGCAGTAGGCAATGTTATGGAATAAGCACCGTCTGCTGAATCCAACATGAACACTTTTCCGCCATCATCTTCATCAAGTGTTCGTGCGGCGCTTATATATTCAGCCTTCTTTTTATATGCAAAAGAAGAACCACTATTTTCGTTTAAATAATCAGATCGCATCGTTAACTCCTTTAACTAATTGCTTCAAAATTATACAACATATGAGATTCTGGTAGAGTAATCTCAAGACCGGCTTCGGTCAAGATCATATCTTTACGCAAATCTTCATCAGCTTGCTGTACATTTGAAATAATGTGAGTATCACGATTTAACCCATTACCAACCAGAGGTCTGTAAGAAACCTTGCTCATATCAACTAAACACATGAAAGCGTTAGCAAGTCCTCTAAATAGAGGCTCTTTAACAACGCCAATTGATCCATGAACAGTATCAACTTTCATGATACTATGTCCAAAGGAACCACTGACTTTTTCATGGCTGATGCCAAGCTTATATGCTCCTGCATCAGTTGATAGTTGAAGTGATCCATCAAGGAATCCACCTGATCCCATTTTGTTAAACAGAGTGATCACAGGTAGACCTGCCAAAGCAAGCTTCTGTGATTCGCCGCCACGTGCCGGATCCATTAGAACTTCCATGTCACTTAGAAATAAATCGTAAGTGAACTCTGCGGAAGCAACAGTCCTGCTGTAGGGTGAACCAGAAGAATAGGACAGGGCACTATTGTCAGCTTTAGGTGCCGCGTTGGCCGTAATATGACCGACGATACCTTCAGAATACTGAATACCGCTGATACGTGCTCTTTGTCCAAATAACATTGCTCTTTCAATGTCAACCTTATGTTCTCTCAGTTTTTGATTCCAGACTCGTTGCCATTCATTGGCATATCCTCTATAATTGGTAGCGATAGCTGTATTAGTCAGCTCAGCCGCAGTTTTGAAAATCTGGGTGTATCCAAAATCATCATCAATACTATCTGACCAAACATCAGGTGAACCGGTGCCTTCTTCAAAAGAAGTACCAATAACTTGACATTTGTCATTGTCTGACATGATATTGTAACCAGAACCAAAACTGGAATTAGGGAGAGCGATAACTCGGCCAGTAAAGACCGTTTCACTTCCCTGATCAGCTGGAGCAGAGTCAATCCTAACAGAGGCGTATGAAACACCTGTTGTAGAATCAAGGGTCTGCACAGCAAACACCATACCTTTTACAAGATAATCAACCGAACCACTACTTCCGTTAGGGGTGTCAACTGTAATGGAGTATGAACTCCCTGCACTTACAGCTGAACCGCCATTAACATTGGCAGATAATAGGAATGTCCTACTTGTCCAATCAATCCGTGACCTGTTTTCCAGAAACCGGAATACAGGATCATTCGTTGGTGCTTTCGCTACTTTATTTAGATATACAAAGAACGGTGACTCCTCTGGAGATAATTCAGCAACACGATCACCAAAGTCGTACAACCGTCGTTGATCTGGGGCTTGCCCCACACCAGCAGACGTTGCCGCCGCGGTAATCGCACTACTCTTTAGAGTTCCGCTAGTAATAGCCATTTTCTATCTCCGTGAGTTATTTGTTATCAAAATACCGTTTTATCCCCCACGCCCATTACACTATCCCAGACTTTATCAATATCTGATTTTGTCTGAGGTGGTGCACCTTGTATGGCGCCGGGGCTACGCGGAGCATTCTTAGCGGCGGTTACTGCCTGTGCTGTATCACTTACCATGCCGCCTTTATTGACGTCACGGTATAGTTTTACAAGATTAGGCAAACCTACCTGTTCCTTCGGCTTTGTAACAAACTGCATAAAACTATTTACATCATCATCTGAGAATTTGTATGTATTACGCAATTCATTAACCGTGTTGTTGTAGGTCATTTGTTCCGCCATTTGACGCTCCTGCCTTTGCAATGCCTGACCCACAATCTCATTCGTAAGATCAGTTCCCTGTTTCTCACGTAATTTAAATGATTGTGAACCCGGCTTGTAGTAGGCTTCCCAAGGGTTAAAATCCTCTTCCGGCAGTGCTGGTTCAGATGCTTTCTGCTTTGCTTGCGATCCGTTGATGTTGTTCTGCAATAGATCAACTAGGTCTGGGCGAGATTCCAGTAATTGCCCTAACGGTTCAAGCTGTTTCAGCTTACCGTTCTCAGCATAAGTTCGATCATACATTGATTGAAACTTCTTTGCCTCACCTTCCCAATCCATTACTTGCTCAACAGCTTCTTCAGCCTGCATAGCTTCACCATCTGATTCATTTACAACCTGATCTATAATATCAGTTTGTCCTTCTTCACCACTGACGAATTCGGTAGTGGCCTCTGTCTGTGTAGTGTCCATTATGACTCCTTATCTAAATGTCTCTAAGCTTTTGGAGCAGAACCGGGTTCCGGCATGGAACCAACCAATTTCTCCGCTTCGAGCTTCACTTCGCTTTGTAGTTTATTTAACTGAACCCTTCTATCAGATTTGGCGTCTGATGCAATTTCCGACAATCGAGATTTAAACTTCTCAACCTCGACGCGCTTTCTATCATGCACAGACTCCCTCTGGGCAGTTTGGAGGTCACCCTCCAAATTCTTTATCTGTTCTCCCATAGCCTGAACCTGTTGCGTTAACTGCTGACGTTCTTCAGTTCTACGGAGAATACCTTCTTTATCAAATATTTCTGGATTTTTCTTCAATACTTCGTACTTATCTACAATACCAAGTTGAAATGCTTCCATATAAACAGAAAGCTCAGCCCACTTGCTAGTCGGCAAGCTTGATCCGGGTTCTATGCGAACATCGTGCTGTGAAAGATTATGCCTATCTTTCTTCATATCTAAAACAGCATTTGTTGTATCGTCATAGAAATTTGCCATTGCTTCTGTTAAATCATTGTTGGCCTGTACCAGCCTAAAAATCTTTTTATATGTATAATGTCCCTTGCAAAAGTTGTACAACACCTTACCAAGACGATTTATACTAAACTCAATGTCTCTCAATTTGGACTTTGGTCTTTCTGTCCCCAGTGCGATCATTCGTTCTGTACCGCGCACTGTTTCCGGTGCCTTATCAGAAAAGCCATGCATCATTTCCGGAAGGCCAAAGGTAAAATCAATATAATGTTCACATTGCTGGATCAGTTTATAAAACTCTGATGCCAGTGCCTGAGGCGCTGGATAATGTGGTTCACCCTGTGAACTGTCAATTTCAATAACAGCATTAGGGTTGGCCCAGTCCTGTTCCAGCTGTCCAACATCTTCTACACTGCCTAATGGTACTAATAACTTTAAACCAGCCGATGCCTGCGCATGTGATAATGCTAACGACCATAGTTTGTTCAATAGTCTCTGCATTGGCCGCGCCCGCGAAACGTCCGATTTTGGATAGGGTGTTTCTGTCCAGATGTTGGGCAATGGAATGATTGGATAAATATCAGTATGTAGTACCGCCTCATATAAAACAATTTGACCCATAGAAGCGCATACTTTAATCCTTGACTGCTGTACCGGTATTACTTCATACTGACTTGATTCTACGCGTTCTCGGTTATCTTCAACAAATTGTATGTATTCTTCTTCATCAAAAATAACCTCTTCGCCAGACTGCATATCTATAACGCGATAGTATTCAACCTTTATCTTATAAAATCTTTCCAGTATCTGAAACTTCTCGCGGTGATATATGTCGCTATCCCTTACTTCTGCTGGAGTGAATATAGTAGTCGAATTCTTATTCTGGGCACTGGGGTAATCTTCTTCGTTGTAGGGACTAAGCTGTGAAATGATACCCGGCACCATTTCGCCGGACTCCTCATCAACTTGCTCGCCTAATTCAGGGTAGAGGTTGACGACCTGCTCACCAGTTAATATGGTAGAGAGAATGACGCCTTCAGCGTCGTCGTACCACCTGTTTCTGGTGGATGGAGAGACATAGACCCGAAAAGGGTTAACATAAGTGAACTTGACGTCACCTCTACCGAAATCTGATTCTGGATCAATATAGGCATATAAATATCCCATACCGGTGACAGCATAATCATGGATAGCTTCCTTTAACTGCCAGTCACCATTAGAATTTTCCCAGATATAACTCATTACTGTACGCCATAAAGAAGCAAGTTTAACATCAGAGTCCTCGCGGGGAGTTACTGTAAACGCTGGCGGGCGTGATGTTAATACTGCTTTAAATTTTTCT